CCAGTTTCCGTGTTGATTACTGTTGGTACACTACGAACTTTGTAATGTATGGCTGCGTCAATATCTTTTCCTATGTCGATTTCATCATAGTCAACCTCTTCATGGTTAAGTACAGTGCTGACTGCTTTACAAGGCTGACACCCTTCGGTATAAAATTTTATAATCATATTATTTCTCAGTCATACTTCAGGTGCTGGAGTTCTAGCCAGAGTTCTGCGTAGTGGATTATCTTTTTAATGTCAGATTCAAACTGACCCTTATGTGGTGCGCGAGTTGCGTACTTCACTATGTTGCCAGCACAGAAATCCAATTCATTTTTCATTATGTATTCGATAGGCTGGATGGGGTGAACGTAATGGTCACCACCTTGTTGACGTGCTAGGGAACTGGGGGTGTCCATAGAATTATTTCTCCTTCATTGTCAATGTCTTCATACCGTAAGATACGAGCGCATCGTGCTTGAATTATTGCATCATCCTCAGTCAGCCCTGCTTTCTCATAGGTAGTTACAATGGCTTGCCACATGGCAATGACACGTTGGTAACTGTCACTGATATTAAGAGTTGCTTTGGTTAGTATTTGTTGTGCTTTAACGGGGCCAATCTTGGGACAACCTTTATAGTTATCTACAACATCACCAGTTAATACCTGTGTTAAGAACATTAAGTCAGCAGCAGATTCACTGATAGTAATGATTCCATCTTCTGGATGTGCAGGGTTGAAGTACCTACAGGGAATGGTCTTGAGGTCTTTGTCCTCAGACACAATGATAGTGTCATTACCATCACTACCTCTGATACCCATTAGGTCATCAGCCTCAAAGGGTTCACGTAATACAGCTTTGTATTCCTCAATCATCCAATCCTTTAAAGGTTTTAGAATGAGAGGTTTACGTGTGTCTTTACGGTTACCTTTATAACTAGGTAGTACATCCTTCCTGTAGTTCTCAGAGCCAGTGAGGTAGAACTTAAAGTCTTCAGCACCTGTGTCTTTAAGAATCTTATTAAGCTTCATACGAACAAGGTCTTGCCCTACAGATTCATAAGCGTGTAGTGTCCACAAATCATCATCCCATTTGACAGGTGTCTCAGCCGCAGCCGCAGCTTGAAAAGCGACAATGTCACCATCAATCAATAGAGTCGTCATGTTCTTCCATCCCTTTAGAGTTCCGGTCAGTTATGACCCGTATACCGTGCTGTATTGCAACGTCTTGTTCTTGCCAATCTAGGTAGGCATTCATAGCAAAGTTAAATGCAAGTGCTATAGACACAACAGAAAAGGATAGGCATACAAGTACCAGCATTATTGTTTCAATCATTGGGTCAAAGCCCTCCAGCTTTCAGGATAAAGTTCGTTTAATATTTTTGAGACTGAACCTGCCAACACTTGTATTTCTTTTTGTGCATGGGAATCCATTCTCTGCTTGCAAAACCTGGCATAGGCAGATAGCGAACCTGTCCAGTACCATGAAACTTCCATACCTTGAGGTAACAACAGACGCGCTTGTTCAGGACACATACCTCCATCAATAGCCATTTGATAGGAGTCCAAGCACATTGTATTAACAGTCTGAAAATGTCTGCGCCAATACTTGTCACCAGTGGGATGCATATCCTCACCTGAACCTTGCTTGATAGAACCTTCAGGATTCTTACGGAACTGTCTTGGTATAAAGAACTTAGGTGTTGAGCTAATGTAACGCCTACTCTCTTCGTTCTCAGTGAAGCCTACTTTGTGTTTAAAACATTGGGTGCGAATAGGAACTGGAGCAGTCATGCGAAGGGTTACAGATGTGTGTGAGAATGGAGTCCAGTGGTTGTGCTTGGCTAGATACTTAATCAATCCTGAATCTCTGCCACCATCAAACTCAAGACCATCAGCAGCAAAGGACACACGGGCTGCTCTAACTACACTGGCATCATTACCCATGTGGTCAATGTACTGAACCTTTCCCTCACGACAGTCCCACCAACTTACATCTGCACTGGGCGACATGCCTAACTTGACTCTGTCTTTAAATATTTCTGTCATGTCCACATTCCTCTTCGTACATTTCTAAGGCTTCTTCCATACCATCCCAAGCTTCTACGCCTACAGCATCTAAGCATTCAAGAAAGTGTGCATCCTTCTCTAACCTTTCTAGGTATTCACGGTTAACAATTACCATTACTTCAGCCATCTTCATTCTCTCCTTCACGCAAGCGCATGAGTCCCATGACAGTGATGTGCCACTGTCTACCGAACTCTTCCGTGCCTACTGTACATGTTGATATAAGTCCCAGACACGCGCACACAGCAACCCACTCAGCGTTAGTCCGAGCAAAGTCACTACGTGTCGTAAAGGGTTTTAGATAGGCACGGTTAAGTACCTCAGTGAGTTTCAGCCCATGAGTTTCCAATATTAAATTCTCCATCAAGGGGACACTTGAGGTTGAACACCTCAGTTACTTTCTGAATTGTTTGAACAGCAATGTTCCCTACTTTTTCAGCAATGTCCTCACGTACAGCGACTTGGATTTCATCATGCACCCACGCACAGAGGCAGTAGTCGCCTTTCCATCCGTGTGTGTATCCCTGCATCCACATTGCAGTTTCAAATTCCACTAGCCACTGCTTACAAATTAACGCCCCTGCACTTTGTAAAAGTGAATTGAGCGCAGCGTGTGGTGACCGTATAGCAATACGCCTACCATCTAAGGCTACGATGTAACCAGCAGAAGCAGCAGTCACTACAGCTTCACGTAAAGACTTTAAAGCAGGGGTCTTGTCTAAGAATTCCTTCTTAATTTTTTTACCTTCTGTCGCTCCACCTCCTACAATCTCACCAACAAGTTGGTCACCTCCACCATATAAATAGGAGTAGATGAATCGTTTGGAATCTGCACGGCTAGGTAGTCCAGCAGCAATCTGGTTAACAGTATGAATGTCTCCATTCAACACCACGTCAACGTATTCACCATCGTCATACCTGTGCATGTAGTGGGCCAAGCACCTCAATTCTAGCCCAGAAGCGTCAGCACCCATGAGCTTCCATCCTTTAGGGACAGTAAATAAATCACGGCACTCTTTACCATACTCAGAACTTAACGAGGGCACTTGCCCCAGATTAGGATTTTGATGGGTTGCTCGTCCTGTGACAGCACCATTGGGATTGACACGACCATGAAGCTTGCCGTTCTTAACAAGCTTGAGCCAACCATTGTTACCTTCAGACAGTTGACCTATCCTCTTCTGCAACATGAAGTACCTAGCTATGCGCTGGGCTTCTGGGTACTGAAGCTTTGACAGGACAGTCTCGTCAATCTTAGCCTTTTTGTTTTCTGTGAATACAGTAGGCTTCCAATCGTATTTAACCATTAGTCTATTGGCAATGTGGTCGCGTGATGCTGGATTAAATTCCACTATCTTAATGACAGTGAACTCTGCCCCTGCATGTCTGTCAGCTTTGTGTGGGTCACGATACTTAACAGTGCGTTTAGGTGTCTGTACTCCAGCCTTGACAATCCAAGGTGGGAATATAGTGTGTAGGTCTTGGTAGATTTCAGCGCGCTGTGCGGCTAGGTCAACGTACAAACTGGCAGCTTTCTTTTCATCAAAGATAAAACCATTTTGTTCCATCTTCCACATTAACTCAGCAACAGTATGCTCAAGTCTCAGAGCCTTTGGACTGTAACGTGCAGATGCTATCTTATTAAATAAGAGGTTAGTTACTTTCACATCCTGTTCACAGTAGACCATCATTTCTTCGGTATACACATCCCATGCTGACTCTTGTTTACCGTAGTCACCTTTGTATTCCCCAAGGCGGTAGCCCCACGCTTCTAAAGAATGGGAACCGTAACGCTTGGTAGGTAGGTTAATAGGTTCAGCAGCCCAATCTATACGCACCAAGTCAGACCATAAAAGACGAGAACAAACTAGGGTGTCTGTTACTTTGGGACACTTAAAGTCTGGGTATAGTTTCTGAATAGCAGGGACATCAAAAGTAATTCCGTTATGAGCAATTAACTCACTGGCTTGCTCTAAGAAAGTCACGCCTCTATCAATCTCAGTAGGGCCAAACCTAAAGGTTTTCTTAGCGTGAATATCATAGGCCACAATACAATGGATGGTGTCTAGCACATCCAGAAAGCCATTGGTTTCAATGTCTACTATTAACCGCATGTTGTTTCTCCTAGAAAGGTGTGTCGTAACCTCCTACAAGTGCAGGGGCAACATCAAAAGGGTTGGCTTGGAATAGCTTCCCAGTTTCGTGGTTGTAATTAAGAGGAATAGTCACGCCTGTTGACTGACCCGTGTACCTGTCTTTTAAGATACGGAATGTAGTGGTCTGTCTTTCATTAAGGTCTTCAGCTTGCTGATTACGCTCAAGTCCAAACATAAAGTGACACCAGAAACCAATGGCACGGGAGCCTTTGAAGTGGCGTATCGTTACTCGACCACCCTCTTCGTGAGGCTTACCCTCTGGGGTAGCAAGGTGACTGACCATTGTGATAATTACGTTCAGACGTTTAGCTAACATAGCAATAGCAGCAGTGATGCGTTCAAGCTCGACTCGCTCGTCAGTACCCTGACCAGTAGCCAGTGCAGTGAGGTGGTCTATGTAGAATATTTCTATTCCATCTGCGTGATGCATGTACTCAATGTTGGCCTTAACAGTGTCCCACTCGCAGACCCCGAAGCTATCGTATAAACGAATGCGGTCATGGGCTGTGATTTCATCAAGAGCAATCTTACGTTCTTCAGCAGTCCAAGCACCATCAGGTACATGAAACATCTTGCCAGCGCGTTTACCAGCTAGTAGTACAGCAGTCTCTTTAGGCTTCTGCTCAAGAAAGAACACGCCTACAGTCTGCTCAAGTTCATACATGTCATGCACGATTTGCTGAGTAAGAAAGTCTGTCTTACCTACACCAGTACCAGCACCGACTGCATATAACTCACCCTTCCTGCGTCCATAGGTAGCCTTGTTAAGTTTCTCAAGATACCAAGGTAAGCCCCACTCAACTGGTGCGTCTAGTTCCTCACGTATGTCAGACAAAGATACTATGCCATCAGGACGATAGACCTTTGCATTCCACACAGCTTCTAATAACTGACGTGCGCCACCATTAAGCAATGCTTCATTTGCATCTTTGAACCCAACGATGTGACCAATAGAACACTTACCAGCTTGGAACAATGGAGCGCACTCAGACGCAGCTTTTTCACCAGCAGAGTCTGCGTCAAACATCAGTATAATTTCTTGGAATTTATTCAGGTAAGGTAGGTTAGCAGCTATACATTTAGCCGCCCCACCAGCCCCGTTGGGCAAAGAAATTACAGGGTATTTGTTGTCTTGTACTTGGCTTAATGCCATAGCATCGAGCGCGCCTTCTGTGATTACTAACTTCTTACCTTGGTTCCAAATCTTACTGCCGAACATAGGCATCTTGCTGAAGTCGCCCAGGATTGGGAACTCTTTATCCTGAGTCCGTAGCTGTTGAGCTACTAACTTACCGTCCAAGTCATGCAGTGGGCAGATGTGAACAGGTTGTCCACGGTAGCTACCGACTTTGTAGCCGAAGTGTTTAGCAGTAGCCTCCGTGATGCCACGGTTTCTTAATGCTCTTACTTCACCATCAATCATATCAATAGCCATGCGTGGTTTCCTTGTTGGTGCTGGAACATCAGAGTCAGGCCATTCCATATGGTCACAGGCTGCTCCGAAACAGTAAGCCCTGCCCGAAGCGTATCGGGCTAGGTTGTTAGACGAGCCACACGCAGGGCATGGTTCGCGCCCTGTCATTGGGCTATCGTCTATTTCACGCATGGTTATTTCTCCAAGCTGTACTCTGCATAAGGGGCTTTAACACCAGTCTTCATGGTGGTCGTGATTGATATGCCTCGCTTGTTGAGTGTGTAAACAACAGCAGCTAGACGGGTGATGCCATACAAACCTATCGCTTCAATAGAAGTAATCTTACGGTTGTTGGTCAGGTGGGTTAACACAGTTTGAATTTGTGTCATAGTAAATCCTCTCAGTTATTGAGTTCATAAGAATGAAAAAGACCACGGGGATGTGGCCTTTTGGTTGGTCGTGCCATAGTGCTACACTTGCTCAGATAGCCACTGACGCACATCAAACGATGGGCATTCTTTAGTGACACCTTTCAGGTCGCAATGACCTAGCACTTCTGCTTCAGGAAATTTATGTTGTAGTCCTTTTACTAACTGGTTCAACGACACAAACTGTTCAGGTGTGAAATTATTTTCAGCGACCTTTACATCATCCTCAGTCACTCCACCAACGAGTGAAATTGAAATGCTGTTGTGGTTGAAACCTCTAGCGTGTGCGCCAGCAACTTCTTCAGGTCTGCCAGTTTCCAGTACACCATCCCTGCGGATAATGTAGTGGTAACCCACCTCAAAAAATCCTCTATGCCTATGCCATGCGTCAATTTCGTCACGGCCTATGTCCATTGAGGGTTTGGTTGCGGAGCAGTGGACTACTATTAGCTCTGTTGAGCTTCGATTAGCCATGCTTTTGGTATAGTCTCCTTTGAATACAGAAAGTCATGCTTCTCACACCACATTGCGTAAGTCGTGTTAGAATTTTTGGAGATTTTCTGTTTGGGATTTGAGAACACAAACCTAATATCTAAATCAGGATGTTGCTCTTTAATTAAAATATGCTTTTGCCTGTCAGCCACCATGAACCTACCCTTACCTTCAATGAAGATATTTCCTATTCGGAAATCGGGTGTATAGGTGGAGACACGGCTGGGCTTGGTGTACTTAATCTTGTCCTCTTCATAGGTGTACGCAATGCCGTGCGCTTTTAGCTCCTTGGCAATCCTTACCTCTAGTCCTGAACGAAAACCATACTTCAAACCAACGTCCTGTTTAGAACGGAATGTCATCGGCAAATTCTCCTACTTCCTCTGACTCGTCTTGCATGTTTGCAACCGCAGCATCAGGGTCAAATGAATAACCTTCCTCTTCAGAGAAAATAGTAGTCGCCTCGTTAGCACCTTCGATTGCTTCAAGAATCTGAACGGACTTCATGCGTAGAGAAAGTCCAGCACCAGCGAGTGAGGTGTAGTAAGGAATGACTTGGTAACCTACTCGTACCAATGAGCCGTTCCACAAAGGAATCTCTTTAGTGATAGGCTGTCGTTTAGCGTCCACCACAATTGGCTTCTGACTAAACACGTCACCACTCTTGGTGGTAACTTTCGCTTTCAACTTAAACTTTAGAGACACGTCACCTGTTTCTTGGTTGACTTCGTAAGGGTCAGTCGTGCGAATCTTGTCCCGTGATTTGCCTGTCTCTTCAACCGCAGCATCAATTGCTTTTTCAAACAACACGTCTAACTCTTTCATCAAGTCAGTAGCGTCATTGTTATCAATGATTAACTTGCCACCGAAAACCCCATCAATATCAAATTTTGTGTCAGCTTTAAAACATTTAAGCCATTCAGTTCGGCCTTTGGGTGATAAGAATACGGGTGGTTGCTTGTTAGTTTTTTGGGTCATATTATTTCCTATATGTCAGGTCGCGCATCTGCGCTTGGTTAAGTGTGGAGAGCGATAAAATCATTTAGAATTACGCCTTGGTTCACAAGCTTTACTATCAAATCCAAAGGCAAAGGTTCGCCATTGGCTATAAGAGCCGCAGCAAATGCTTGCTCAATCGTCATGTCCATATAAAGTCTCCAGATATAAGAAAACCCACGGGATGTGGGCTTTCGGTTTCATCGTGCTATAGTGCTACACTTGCTCTGATACACCTAAGACAGTCTTAAATTCAAGACCATTAGGAGAAAGAATAAATGCTTAGTAGTGTGTCAAGATAATCCAACTCACCCTTTGCTGGTGGTAGGTCAAGAGACTCCCTATCTTCCTGCTTTAGCTGCGCCTGGAATTGTAGATACAATGTGTGAATGATGTCACTGCTATCATACATTTCAACCATGCTGTGCTTAATCACATTACTAAATTCTTGTAGGTCAGCAGCGTGGCAGCCAAAAGAATCATGTATAAGAGAAAAGCTAGTTTCATCACCAGTTTTTTCAGCCATTCTAGCCACCGATAGCTGAAGGTGGGCTGCATCCAGTGAGTGAACAAAATTGGGTGAGCAACCTTGCGCTGATTTGCGGCTACAGATTTGGTCAGTCTCTTCGGTCAGAGTAAGATAGATTAATGCCCCTCCCATGTGGCTCCTTACGCGGTGCTTAGTGACGTTGTAATATGACTGTAACACTGGGAACCCTAGAGGCGTAGTCCACCGTACAGGCAGGGTCTGGAGCGTA